CCTTTTTAGCACTAGCTGCTCCACTGAACGTTCTCATGGAGGCCGATGATTCAGGTGTGGTTGCAAACATAAATTCCCCCGAGTGATTCTGCAACACTATGACCTTCTAGAGTGCGTTTGGCAATCCTAACCTGATCAAGGATCCAGCTCATTTGGATATGACAACATGAACAAAGTTGGCTGGTATGTTGAAATATGAATTAGAAATGTTCCACTGACAGTTAACCAATATTGACATAACTTATATCAATCACATTTTTAGCTCATACATATTTGGTTTCTGATTTTTGTCATCGTTTGCAGTTGTCTAATTATCTGATTCTTTATCTGAGAAAATGGCTGACACTTTCGAGTAATATGGACACATTACTGATGAATAATAAAAAGAGTTGGACGAGGTAATCAGAGATTCAATTTGTTGTGAAGATTTACTAAATTACTGCAAAGGCAACTCTTCAGATATGTCTTAAGAAACAGATTCAGCTTACATGCTTAGAGATTTCGGGGATAGATTTGGAAAATTGATAACCAATCTGGGACAGGCTTTTAAGTCTGATAATTGAGGAATCAGATATTTACTAAGCTAATTTACTAAATTGAGAGGTCTGGCCGTGTCACAGCATAAGTTAGATTTTGACAAATTAACGCCTTTAGAATTGTTGATAACTTACATGATGCGATTGAAATAACATGTGACCAAGATATCAACTCTAAATGATCAACAAAAGGGATCTGAAGAAAATGCCTGAATTGAGGTGCCGGCTTAAGACTGAATAACCAAATTTGATTAGCTATTGTAGTTGGAATTAGAAGGATGTGTGGCTCCCAGAAATAGCTGATTGATACATTTTTCTACTGGTGTGGACAAACATTTGGATTAATTAGAGAATCCAAGTCTGGGATGCTATTGGATGTAAGTATTTGACAAACTAAGATCCAAAGGCCTACAATGACTTGATGGCTTACAAAAATGTTCTGAAGAAGTCAAAACTCGTAAGAATATGCCTGATTCAGACGAGGAGGACACTTTTGACCGTTTGCTTTAGTTATAATGACAAATGAATAGCTAGCTTAATAAGGACACTCCAATGGTGAGATAGCCAGTAAACGATAGCCATCATTCAAATTCTGAATCAGATTATGATTTGATACTGGGAGATATCTTCGGATGAGACTCACCCTAACTATTTGACGTTAAAGAAATCAAATTATTGAAATTAGATGTAATGAATAACTTGCTAAAACAAGTGCTCACAGATAAGTTGGATAATAATGTGCAAATAATGGGCAGAGGGGAGTTGCTCAATATGAAGGGCATAGGTAGAGTATTAGACAGCAAATATTTATGACAGATAGATGAGGATGACTCTCAGTAAGGTGTTGAATTAGTTGACTCTTTATGAAACATTGATTAGGATATCAATCTAATGGGAGAGTTAATATCAAATGTAAACTGAGAATTAGATGTAGAAGCTTAAAATCTTCGACATTATGATGTTCAATTGGTTGAAGTGATATAGTGCCTGTGCAAACACACTCATTTACCTATTTAAGTTGCTGAATTGCTGCAAATTGTCTAAAATGACTTAGATTGTGTCGCTAAGACCAGTTAGCAAAAATAGGATGTATAGAAATATTTTGAATATGCAGCTTTCATCCTATGCTGGATGGGAATAGCAACTTATCATAATGTGGGAGCTTAATTGATTAGTAAGGTGGCACAGATCAATGCTATGGTCTAAGATATAAAAATTAATGAAACTAAAATCCCTGACTGTGTTTTCAATCTAACATGAGATGTCTTAATTAGAAAGAAGTTTAAGAAAGACATGACTAGTAATGTATATCTACTAGATAGAGTTTTACCTAGTTACATGGCCTAACTAATTCATATTTCTGAAAAATGTTTCAACATTAGACATAAAGTCATTGACTAATTCAAGGACAATGCTATCTTTTCTTAAATTCTTGGGTCTGAGGAGATGGCTGATCTAAGTGTCATATGATAGTGATTTGCAAAATCAATTTTGGGTCAATCAGTTCAGAAGCTGACAAAGTAGATTTGACAAAATGCTTAAAGCAAAAATGCATAAAAGCAAAGATTTGAGAGTTGACATGTGGCTGGTGGTCCTTACTGAGAAGAATTGCCTAGCAATGGTCAATATATAGATCACATGTGTGAGCTGCTATCTTTGATGGGGTGAGGTGAGATTGGTGATGATGAAGAGGAGATTGAAGATTAGTTTGTTTAACTTTGCGTTGATATCTTAGCTGCACCTTAGATGGATACCATACCCGGACTTTCTTAATGCATGTAATTTAATTCTTGGGGACTGTTGCATACTGAAAATGTACCTCAATTCCCCATTTCAAATCCCTTGGCTACACTATGGAGATGGAGAAGAAATCTTGGAATGGAAGATGTTGTTAATGTTTTAGCTATGAATTAGTTAACTTAAGTGTATAAATGGGTCACATATTGGATGTGCCAATCTGGTCTTTATTTCATGTGAATTCAATGGAAGTACACTACTCATTTCACTTATATTGGCTTTAATATTGTGAATCAAGTTATATGAAATACCACTAACAACATGCTTAGAAACGTTGCATTGGAGTGTTTTGCTAGTTAGTGTAAGATACTAAAATAAGTCCTATCTCCAACCATCTATTCATAATTTGCTAGCACACCAATATGATACGACTAAATGATACAGAAGCAGACTTTATTGGGGTTGCATGTTGATATTCTCCATACTATTCTTAGGTCTTTGAGTGGTCTAATTCCTGAATGGCATTTTATGATGAGCAAGAACTATGATATTGCCAACATAGGAGAAACTTCTAATCAACTTGGGCTGGTGTCAGAAATTGATTATCCTAATGCATATCCTAGAGCTTAAGGTGTTAACATAGCATATACTCAGACTGGCACAACGGTGATGTTGCCTGATGTGATTGTTAACCAATTCCAAGTTGTAATGTTCCAATGAGAACCAGGACAGGGCACAAATTGAATAACTTCCTTTGTTGGAATACAATGATGTGATGGAGCATTGACCGGAGGCACCAACTGGACAAATGTCATTATTCCTGCTTAATTTATAATTGCCAATTTCTCTAATGCTCAATTTTGGACCAATTAGGCTGATTGGCCACAGATTGTTGCACCATATGCACCAGTTTACTCATAATTGGACTTATTCTCAAGCAGAATATAATATTACGATTAGTCAGGCTGAGGTGATATGATTGTATACAGCTTTGCAGCACCTACTGTGTCTACTCTTGGAAATGATTACAAGTCTGCTAAGAAGATAATTCACCCATTTGGCTTTATAGCTGCCCAACTTTATAATATCGAATTTTATCCTATCAGATTTGGATTACAAAGCACCAGTAATTATCCAAGAATTGTATCAGGTGAATTATATACCAAAGGTATGTTGGGAATATTGCCTAAAGACTTTTAACCATATAAGTTTATCCAACAGTCTCTTGGATAATGCATTGATGCCACGGCCTGGGGAAATTAAGCCATACCAGTTGAATTGAGAAACGCTTTATGACTTGATGCTACACTTATAGAAGATTCTGCATGAAATAATGAAGTTTAGTTGTCATAA